AGGGTCTGCGGCTGAAGTAGCATTAGATAAACCACTTGTATATGTATATTTATCATCTAATGTTGAACCTGTTTGCTGAGAAACACTTCTAACAACATCAGCGTATGTACCAACATTCTGTGCCCAAGCATCGGTAGAACTTGTAGAGTTAGGTGTCTGAAGAATAACCTTTTTACCTACAGCTTGTAGTGTCTGAACAGCAGTTAAAAGATTGTTAGCAAATGTTGCAGGGTCTTCATTGCGATATGCCTCGTTCATACCATAGTTTAAAACTACAGTACCAGCACCACTTGATAATGCTTTATCAAAGTCAGAACTGTTTAAGAAATCTCCAGCAGTTGTTGAGTTGATACCCAAGTTAGAAACAGAGTAATCGCTACCTAGAGCCTTTTGAGCTGTAGTAACCATGTTTTCTGCAACTTGATTACCTTGGTTATAACCCCAAGTCGTAGAGTCTCCAACAGCTACAACCTTTTTAGGGTCAATTTGTGTAGCCAAAGGATTAGCTTCTATATATGCAGCAACTGCTTGAGAATTAGCAGCTTGCGGTTGTTGTTGAATAGTAGCGGCTACAGATTGATTAAAGTTAGCATATAACTGGTCAGGAGACACAACACCAGCTTTAAGAGCATCTAACCAAAAATTATAGCCTTCAGTATCAATTTGACCAGCAGCATTACCCATGCCAGTCCTACCAATAGAACTATAGGCTCCTTGTACAATATCTTCATAGGATAAAGCCATAATGCTTATTCACCTTTTCTATATAGTTCAAACGTGTTGGTAGCTGACATAGCGGATGCAGCTTCAGGAGTAATCCTCACTTGATCACCTTCTTCAAGGACAACAAAAGCACCACCATCAAACCTGAGATATTGTGTGGTAGCTAACTGGTAAGCATCAACAACTACAATCTCAGTATCTGCACTTGAGTCATACCACCAAACACTTACAGTTTTGTTATTACCTGTATGATTTGAGATAAAACAAAGGTTCCACTTAGCATAGTAGCCCGTTGGAACTGTGTATACAGTAGTCTTAGAGCCAGCTGTTAGGTTATTACCCGTTGATACTGGTTTCATCTTGTTTCACTGTTTTCTTAGATGATGTTGTTACTTTAGGAGCTTCAACTACCACTTCAATAACTTCAGTGTAACCAGTGTGTTTCCTCATCTCAGCAATCTCATGCTCTTGGAAGAACTCTACTGTGTTACCAGATTGAATACATTTGAATTTCATTTGCTGTTACCTTTCTGATGTACTAAAGAGTAATACATTAAAAAGGCTCCCTCCTCGTGAGAGGGAACCCTTAAAGTCTACTTAGACGGGAACCACGAGGGCAACGCCACCGTAGTTACGCAGCTCAGCGCAACCGTACAAAGTATCAGCTGTGAACAATGTACCGAGGTACTCTTGTTTGTACTGAGTCTGTGAACGGACACCAACTTGCTCAACCAGAACCATAGAATCTTTGTGAGCCATCAAGCACACACGACCCAAGCTAGTACCGGAACCATCAGCAGCAGACTTAGCTGTGCCAGCATTAACCGAGGATAGTGTTACGTACATTTGGGGGAATCAAGAAGAAGCGGTTGTCCATAGGAACATCGCTGTCATCAAGACGCTGAATTGTACGACGAATACCAGCAGCTGTCAAAGTGGAGGCATTGCCAGCACCAGAGGAGGCTGAGTAGTCAAACGCTGTAGAACCGTCAGCACCAACAAAAGCACCAGCGTAGCGGAAGTTACCTGCGCCAGCTGTTGAAACATTGAACTGTTGACCCAAGTTTACCAAGTCAGTATCAACTTGACGACCCAAAGAATAACCAGCATCATCAGTGTAGAACTGACGGAGGCTAGACAATGCTTGAGCTTCAACGATGTCCTCAATCAAACGTGAGTACTCGTAGTGCTTGTTGATAGAGATAGTTACTTCTGATTCAGTAGCTGCGATGAGTGTAACTTGTGTAGAAGCTGCCTTAGCAGAAGCTGTGCCACGTGCAGGGACTGGAATGTGAACTACGTCACCTTTCTTGCCCTTGAAGCTCATCTTCTTAACTCAAGCTCTTTTTGTACGCAGCAGCAATCTCGTCACTCCAAACTTCTGGAATAAACGTTGCTGCTGTGGTACTCGTTACGTGATCTGTTCCTAATGCCATTTTAAAATTCTCCTGATGTGAATTAAATTAATATTTACTTTACCCTTTAGTGTGAATTATTTCACACGTCCTTCAGAGTACGCAGCCATAATCTCAGGTTGCAGTGCCTCATAACGGTCAGGATCTTGCATACGTAGCCGGATAAGGTCGGCACGACGATATACTTTCTTAGCAGACTCTCCAGTTCCCCCAACATCGACACCAGCTGCTTTCAGATTCTGTTTGCGAACAGCGTTACCTGCTTCAGTAGTTTGTTGTGTCTTAGATGTACGGATCTGTTTGAATGTAGAGAGAAGTTCATCAGCTGCACCAAAATCATAATTAGCATCTGCCATTGCGTAGATGTTGAGCCTCATTGGAGAAGCTTTAACCCACTCAATAAACTCACCATCACGTACAATATCTGCAAAGTCAGGATGCTTCTTGTTGAGCATTGCTTGTGTCTGAATTTGCTTTAACTGTAATGATGCCTGTTTAGCGGCAATTACGTCAGGATGATTCGCTACAGCACGATTAACGTGACTCTGTGGATCTTCAAAGAAATCAATCTCTTGTGAGGCGTTATTTACCTCATTTGGTTGAACTTGTTGTTGATTCTTTTGAGCTATGCTCTGTTTGATGAGATCATCAGCTAAACGCCTAACTTCACCAACTTCCTGTGCTTGCCTACCAATTAGCTTTTCAGCCTCTTGGTGCATACGAACAATATCTTCGAGATTCTTCCCCTTGTATTTCTCAGGGATCTCTTGTTGTGGAGCTTGCTCTTCACTTGGTTGTGGTGTCTGTTTAGCATTTGAAGACTGTTGTTTAAAGTCCTCAGCTTCTATCTCACTAACGTTACCTAGTTCCTCATTGCTATCAATTAAAGCCATACCTAACCTTTCCCTGTCCACGTTGATGGATTACAGGATAATTTCAAAATAAAATTGGGTTGCCTGAAGCTATTCAGATCCTCTCTTTTGTTCCTGCTTGAGCCTGTCAGCTCTCACAGCAGCCCACTTAGCCGTTGCACCGGGGAAGTCACCAGATATGGCATCTAACCCAATGGTAGGAGCTGAAATGAGCCTGATAGCGTCCTTACTACATACTTTGCATTTAGCAGTTGTATGATCGCTATCTACCAGCGATTCAGTTATGTGATTGTTGGGACATAAGAAATCATAAAGACGTTTACTCATCCTTGTAGATCCTCATATACCTTCTCACACACAGCCTTACGCCCTAAAACCAATTCAAGAATATCTAACTGTCCTTTACGATAATGTAGTGTTTGTGTATCGTTGACAGTAGAAATATCGTTTAAACTAGCCTTAATCTCTTCAAAGTCTTCAATTAAGAAGTCCCAACCCTTAGTACTCATGGTATTAAAGGTTTCTTCGTAATACTTTTGTAGGTCTTTATCCATTTAAGGAGAACCTTTCTATAGTTTATTAAACAATATTAATATTTTATCATAAAAAGACTTGACATGCACTAGTAACATGTGCTACAATTACGTTTTAACTTAAATAAAAAGGATTACTATGACATTTAGGTATAAAACTACATCTCAAGAGCGTGAAAACATGTTGCAATGGCTTCGTGAAGGAGTCTCATACACTGAAATATCTAAGCGTTTAGAGGGTAAATTAACCAAGCAACGTATCAAACAAATAGCTCAAAAGAACAATATTGATGCTTTTCAGATACGTCAAACTATTAAAACAAAGGAATATACCGATAGAATGTTTGCTAAGAATGGATCTAAATGGAATGATCCTGAGTTTACTAAGTCTTTAATCTTTCAATCTATGAAAGAGAAGTTTCGCAACAAGAAAGGTAACAAATATGGATGGGAATGGACTATTGAGTTTGGAGATCTTGAGTTTCCCTCTCATTGTCCAGTATTAGGTCTTGAACTTGATTACTTTACAGAAGGTAAAGGACGTTTAGAAAACTCAGTATCCTTTGATCGTGTAGATCCTACTAAAGGTTACATTAAAGGTAACGTTATTGTGATGTCTTGGAGAGCCAATCGCATTAAAAACGATGGAACTTCCCAAGAACACCAACAAATTGCTGACTTTATGCGCTCTTATTAGCTTTAGTCATCATCTGAAGGCTTGCAATACGCTCATTTGAGGCAATATCAGCAGCTTTCAGGTTAACTTGCTTCTCTTTGAGCATCATGTCAGCCAGTTTTAGACGCTTTTCAAAGTCATCACCTCTATCTAGGTTAGTAGATGCTGCTTGAACGAGCTTTACACGTTGCTCTTCAGGGATCATCTGAGCTTCAATCATGGTTTTCTGAGCCTCAGCTGACTGTTTCTGAGCCTTAGAAGTCAAATCAGCCACCTGAGCCTGTGCCAGCTCCATTGCAGCCTGTTGTTGCATCTGTTGAGCCTCAGCAGCCTGTGGGTTAGGTTGAGACATCTGATCCAGAGCCTTCATCAACTCACCACGGTTAGACAATGAGCTATTCTGCAAGATACCTTTAAGGATCAATGGCAATACTGGTGTATTTGGGCCTAAGGTCTGCAACAAACCAATCATCTGTTGTTGTTCAAACTCTCGTGCCAAGATACCTAAGGTAGCTGTAGGTACGAATGTCATGTCAACTGATGGATAACG